AGTGCGCCCAAAACTTGAGGTCCGCTTCAGCCTTCTTTTGTTTCTTCTCGACGTCCGCGTTATATTCTGCGGTCGCTTCCTGATGTAAGTGGCCAATGTCGATCTGGAGACTCTGTATTAGTTCCTTGTCCTGACTATTGAACTTCTGTACATTCGCGAGTTCGTTTTTTCGGAACTGCTCTTTGGTGGCCGCTGACACCTTTTCCTTGGATTCGATGATCGCGAGAATCAAATCGTAATGCGCTTTGAGGTCCGCTTCTGCCTTCTTCTGCGCCTCCTTTGCTTTGTCTGCCCCTTCCTTGTTAGCCTTTAATTTGGCGTCGGTCGCTTCAGCGTCAGTAAGCTGCACTGACATCGATGCCGCGTTCTTGACCCGGTTCGCTTGCGCCAGTTGTTGCTTCAGTTGATCTATTTCGTCGGACTGGTCCGGTGTCGTGGCCTGGGCACCATATGGCGCATACTTGCCGGGGTTCTGGACAGACATCTGATAAGACGGTGCTTGATTCTTCCCATCATGGATATCCTGTAGCGCTTGCTTTATCGCGAGTAACCGGGACAGCCGTTCTGCTTCACCAGTTGCAATCTCTTTGATCTCGTTCGGATTACCGTCAGCTTCGGCAACCTGTTTGCGAAAGCGGTCGGCCCCTTCTTGATTACCCTTGGTCGACGCCTTGTCCTCGAACATCTGAGCAAACCAACTGATGTTCTGTTTCTTCAGTAGTTCCGATAATTTCTCAATATCCGTATCGAGCGATGCCGCCAAGTGATCAGCGTTGACCCTGGCTTCAGCTAATGCGAGGGCGACGTTGTTTTCATGTTTGCCCTGAAGTTTCGCAATGTCTACATTGAGCCGCGCGATACTAAGCGCCGTTTCGTCGTTCGAGTCCTTCAAACCCCGCGAAAAGGTACGCCATGCAATCTCGCTTTTCTCCTTTCCTTCAGAGACTTTATCGAAGAACTCTTTAACCTTCGTCGTCGCCTCCACGAGTACTTGAATAGTTCCGATGATTGCCAAACTTGAAAACGCGGCGTTCATGGCCGCGCCAATTGGTTTGATCTCGCTTAAGAATGTGCGAATGTGTCTGGGTATGGCTACACCGACCTGATCTGCCAAAAGTGCGAAAGCTCCGGTTGCTTCACCGGTAGATTCCTTGGCGTGCTGGCCAAACTCTTTCATCTTGCCGCGTGCCGAGTCGAGCGAAGTTATAAATTCCGCGGTTCCGGCATCGAGCCTTATAACTACCTTAGACGCAACCACTTAGAGAACCCTGCCTAATTGTTCAATCATTCTGTAACCTGACACCGTGCGCGTTGGATGTCCAAACGTTCGGTGAAAATTACCCAACTTCAAACTACGTTCCCGGCAAAACTCAGCAAGATTGCGTACCGCATGATCGTTGCCCTGTGGGTCGCGAATGATGTAGTTTTTGACATAGTTGCCCGGTTGCCCCATGTTCATCGCGCTGAGGTGGAGCTTCGCCGCGCTGGACATATGGGTACCTTTCATTGGAGATGTTCGGCCCTTAGCCGAATTGCTTGCACGTTGCCGTGACTCTTGAGACCAGGGACGCCGCTTTGCTTTTGGAGGTTTGACACGAGGCTGATATGGACTGTCTTTTGATGTTCCTTTCTTCCACGAGATCCGGCCTTTACTCGATGCCTTAATCCTTGCTAATACCTCAGGTGAGTGCTCTGTACTCTTGCCGCCCGAGGTCAGGTTGTATCCAAACGGTTTCTCATTCGACTGTCGCAAAGCGATTTCGATAATCTCCAGCCCATCGAGTGATTCTTGTGAGTGTGTTTGATGAAGCTCACGGATTGTGAAGTTATCAATACCGTGTTTTCTCATCGCCCGGTATAGTGGATAATCGTACTTGTCACTAGGGCAACGGGCGCAAGACTGATGTTGTATCCATCGAACTGGGACTGTCTGGACAGTCTGGCCGACATAAACCTTGCCGGTCTTAGTGTTCGTAATCAGGTAAATGTAACCGAAGATTTTCATCTCCGATATTTATGAGGCCGTTTTTATGCGTTGTCGTCCGCGAGACTGGCCGAAAGTGACTCCTCGAAAGCCTGTACCGCGCTATCTTTGCTGGTTGCCGCCGCTGGACGTAGAAACGGATGTGGTTGTACCACCTTGCCTGAGTCTTTGAGATTCGGTCGGTGTGAGACTTCCCTATGTCCCATTTCTACAAGCCTGGCGATTCCGGCCTGTGCCCCTGTGAATCCGATTTCGACCATTCCGCCCTTGCCTTCAGCGTCGACCGATATTGTTGTCTTCAGAGCATCCGCGAGTTTGCCGGTGTCGACGGGAACCCTTGGCTGAACTGCATTGAAGATTTCAGAGCCAGCAGCTAACAACGCTTTTCCGAAGTGGTTTTTGACGATCCGCTCCGGGAGAGCTTCCAGTTTCGAGAGACATTCTTCTAGCCCTTCAACGATGAATTCCATGCGTGTATTTATCGAGGTCAGGCGTTCCCATCAGGCCGGTCTCAGCTATACGTCTGACAGCGACTGTGGCCCAATCAGGGCTATTGTGGTATTGATCTCGTGTTTACCCAGCCCGGTTGATTCGCAGTTATCTGTGTATTCATGACGGAGAACACATTCCTGAACTGATCGGTGAGCCGGTCCTGTCTTGTCTTTCGGGTCACAGGTTTCCTTGTCTGCCAAGTACTCGGCATGAACGCACTAATGGGAACTTGCTCTTTCGGATGCCCGGTCCAATTAACGATGGTGGAGCAGACTTGCCCGAAGAGTAGTTCCTGACGCTTGACTTGGGTTTCGTGACAATCCAACAGGTGGTGAAATTGTCTTGGCGTCAGTCGGTAGAATTCTTCATCGGTCAGGTGCAGAACAACCCGAGCAACGGACCAACAGCTTATCCAAGTGTCGAGGTTGGTTCCTGATTTGGCTCGTCGCCCTCTACCCTTTTTTTTTCAGGAAGCGACAAGCTGTAACACTCCGCGAGAGCGCCCATGATCGGATAGATTTGATCGTACTTGAAGAGTGCCGCCACCTTATCGTACGTAATCTTTGGTTGAGCCGGGAGCATCGCCGCGTACGTCAGGCCAATCAACTGTTGAGCGTTTAACGAAGTCAGGTTCAGGAATCCGTTTAACAGGTTCGTCTTCGTCGTGGACTCGGCAAGGGCTATCGCCGCGAAGCCGTAGACTAACTTGTATGTGGTGTCGTCGATCTTGAGTTCAGCAAATTGTACAGTTGGATCGATGGAGGTTCCGGCTACTTTCTTCATGACTGTACTTAGCAAATACAAAAGCCCCACCTGTTGAGATGAGGCTTGCGATTCTTGTGTTCAGGTGTTAGTTAGGAGCCAGCGGTAAACGTCCAAGCGCCCGAAACGGCTACCTTTGCGTTTGTCACCATTTGCTTGTCGCTCGTGATGTCCGTTACATCGTCAAAGGTCTCAACTACGCCAGTGAAGACATACTTGTCGCCGTTTACAGATTGCGCTGCTGTCATCGGTAACACCAAGGTAAAGGTAGAGTAGGCTTTCGCGGCCCACGCTGCTTGTAAACCAATCCAGCCGGGATCAGAACTGACTCGGTTGATAGTCAAATCGAAGCTCCCGAAATCAGACATCGTCAAAAGCTCCTCGACGCCCGTACTCTGCAACGATGTAATGTCAACCTTCTTGTTTGTCTTACCTGAATGCTTACAGGAAGTGATGTAATAGATCGGTGTCACCGTTGAACTGATCGTGATGGAAAAGAGTGACTGGTTGCCAGTTTGGGCATTGTTCGGAACGTACGCCATTGATGTGAAATCCTCTTGCGGCCTGAAGCCAGCGAGAGTATTTATGCGAGAAGGAAAGGCGGGAGCTTAGGTTGTTATGTAGTACTGAACCTGATACTCAAGCGACCTGATGAAAGTCCGATTGATGTCGTCATAACCATCCACCTGACTTGGTAGGCGATAGATCCCGAGTACTACTTCACCGCTGCTCAATGTACCGTGCCATCCGCCGCTCAGAGTAGACGTAATGGCCGCTGCAAGGCTTATGGCGTCACTCATTTGGTACCCATGACAGTCGAATTGGATCTCAAGTCTTGTGAAAGTCTGTTCGCCCGAAAGCACGTACTGCGGTATTGAAAGAATCGTGCGATAGCACCAGGCTTGAGTGTTAGTTGAGTTGATAAAGTCTTTCGGCAGGATGACACCAAACCCGCCCTGAACTGTATCCGCCAAACCTGTCTGAATAAGTGCGACCAATCCCGCTTCAATTGCCATTACTCGTTGGCCCCAAGCGCCAAGCACAAAATCTTGAGCACTCTGTTTTTCTCAAGTACATTTTCAATGGCCACGATGCGGTACGTTGCGGAGTCAGTTTGCAGCCTCATCGTGGAAGTGATTCCAGGCTGGTAGCGGATAGTGACTGTGATAAAAAGTTGTGTGGCGTCCTGACCGCTCCTGACGAGGTCCGTACCGTGAATCGGTTCTATGATCGCGCGTGTTGAAAGGAACATGGTGTACGTGTCGACGTTTCCGGATACGGAATCGGGAATGATGGTCTGCTGTAGTATCGTGATCGCGTGGCGCAATGTTCCGGCTGCGAGAGCACACGGGTCTTTGATGATCGCGGCCATCAGTAGTATTGATACCCGAACGTCTCGAACTTATGCGCCGAGAGCAACCGGTAGAACGCATCTGGAATAGGTGCCGCGCCTTCACGGTTGGCGTACAGGTAAGCGGAGAGTAGAGCGATACCAGTGCAGATGGTTTGAGGGCAGGTGTTGACGTCTACTCCGTCGCCGAAGGTGCCGGTAACGAAAGTGATCTGAACTCCACCCGGAAGTATGTTGGCGTTGATGGTCGGCCAGAACGCACCTGACACAGGAACGATCCGATTCGGTTCTGAATTGTAATCGGCGTAATAGGTATCGGGATTGAGAGTCTGCGTCACCATGTTGTTGTCGACATAAGTGATCGAGGTCACCGAGACGAGTTTTGGCATCGGCAGTCTGATAACCATGCCGTCGAAGTACCACTGGTATGGAGACCATGTGTCTGTGATGTTCTTGATCGAGGAGCGCCCCCAGAACATCGGGAAGGTATCGAGACTGAGCGTCCACGTCTGGTTAAAGATCGCCCGACGCATGTACTTTTCAGCTTCCTGTCGAGCAGCCGTAATGAATGAACTAATCAGGGGATCGTCGGTTGTGAAGCCGGTGTCGACAACTGCATACAGCTTTGCGGTAGCCAGCGACACAGGTTCGACAGCGGGTGGCGTGATGAGTTGTAGACCGTACATGTAAGGGTATTTAGAGCGGGTCCGACGTACAAAAAGAAAAGGCCAGTCCGGTTAGTGACTGGCCTTTCGAGTGTTCGTTAAGATGCCCGGTTTAGGCCATCTGCATTGAGATTATTGGATTTGTTCCGGCGTTCACCAAAGTCCCGCCGTTCCGGGTGTATCCGATGTAACCCACGCAACCCTTGTCCGCGTATCTTTCGTTGAGGCGCAAGATGCTAAGACCCGGATTCACGTTGATAAGCAGGTAGTTTTCCATAGCTCCATAGAGTATCGGGAACAAACCAGCCGTGGGATTGTCGAGGAAAGGATTGATGCTGACGCGCTTGCCCAACAGGGTATCGAAAGACGCGCTGGTTGCAGCAGGAATGTACAGAGGACGCCCCAGGCTGTCAACGGTAGCGAGTAACGCGCCTCTTGTCGTCTGGTTCATTGACCAGATTGCAGTAGGAGAGTACGCGATATCGAGAGCACTGAAGGTCGCTGCAACATCTGACCAGGAAATGGCCGTTGCTGACGCGGTCGTGTGACCAACGTACGCGGAGGTCTTCAGGGAGCCGATGTTTGAAGAGTTCCCGTTAGTGACCATCTTGCTCAAACCAGCGTAGTAACGACGAGCGAAGATTTGACCGATGAACTCGTCAACTGAGAACGCGCTGTCCTGTAGCTGTGCGAAAGTAACGAGCACGGCAGAGGTCGTCATGAAGTCAGTAGAGATAATCGCGCCGGTCATTGTGGCCGGATCGACTTCAGAGACCGTACTGTCTTCACCAACGACAGTCAAGAAAGTGGTCACGTCGTCAACTGTTGCGTACTTCATGGGAGCGCCGGTGTCAGATTTCTTCTGGGTTATGTCGTTCAAAACCGTCCCGTAATTCAGCATCGCGGTGTGGAGTACATCGTCAAACTGTTGTGGGACCATGTACGCGCCGGTTGTGGTTGTAATGTCTCGGGTTTCTACAAGGTGTGAGCGGTCGATATGACCCGTCTTGATGTACGTTTCAAAAGCACGCTTTTCAGCTTTACCCTTTTCCGCGTCAGTGGTAACGGCAGTTTCGCCGATGGCTGCACGAACTGGAGCCGTACGGCTGCGCTCTTCTAATTCACGTTTGGCGATGCTTTCCAATGCGGTAACGTCTGTTTCGAGAGCATCCGCGTCAGCCAGCATCTTCATTGCTGAAGTGCGCTTTTCAGCATCAGGGGTATCGAGTAAGATCGCCTGTGCCTGTGTCAGTAACTTGTTTCGATTGTCTTTGAGGTCCTTTATGGTCATCTAAGTCGACGGACAAACCGTCATGGATTGTGATGTAGGAGTCCGCTATAACCCTGGTTAAGGCGTCTCGCTCACAACCTGACTCGGGAGCTATCGAAAGCACTTTGTCAGACAAGCCGCTTTCAGGTTGACGAAACTATTTACACTTCATCGCGATTTCGGCAGTTCTTACGCCGCCCGTAATCGACGCTCGATCAGAGCAGCCAACAACGCATTGGTTCTTTCTTCCTCGCAGTCGCCGCAGTTGGGGTCCGCGCAATCGTCTGACGAACAAAGATTGCAATCACCGCCCTGACATTGCGGACACGCGCACGAGCAGGAATCGTCGTCAGCTTCAGGATTGGTCAACGCCCGTTCCGAAGTGTCGGCCACCTTGATGTCATATTGCTTTGCCAGTGCCATCAGCCGGGTCCAGGCTTTCTTTTTGTCGTCCGCTGAAACGTCTTTCAGTTGATCGAACCGGGACAGAGCATCGCGCACGTGTGAAGCGGAAACCGCATCGGATGAAAAGTGTACAGGGAGCTTCCACGTCGACGGATCGTCTTCACTTCCCACGATCAGGAAGTCAGCCGCCGTCAGGTGTTCGCCGTCAACTTCTTTCGTTTTCGTCTGGTCCGCAGAGCGAGTTTCCGCCATGCTGCGAAGCTGTACCGAGGTCCCGAGGTACGCTGGTTGGCTCGTGATCGTCACGTCACGGAGGTCGACATCGTTCAGCGTTCTGACCACGCCACCAGCCGCGTTTTGATCCCAGCTTGTATCCAGCGCGATGAAGCCAAAGCTGCAAGCGTCCAGGTCCCTTCGAGCGACAGATACCGCCGTGTCATTCCCGAGTTGAGTATCCGGGATGTCACACTCGAAACGAAGACCCACGTTGTCTTCGGACAGTCGGAGAGTTCCTGACTTCGTGCGGCCCAGCAAACCTTTGTTGCGGTCGTGCTCTGACAGCGCCATGACATCCGGCCCCGTCGCCAGTGATCGCCTGAAGGCACCTGGCTTTATAGTTTCTGTCCAGCCGCCCAAGTCCTGGGACTCTTCGTTGAATACAGCGGCGTAGCCGGTGAGTGTGCGTTTACCCGCCGCGTCTGTCTGAATTCGTAACTCCTGGGCATCGGAGAACCTGATTTCTTTGATTGGTTTGTTCACTCGACTATTTATCGGGAGTGGAGACGCTGAAGGCCGCTACTTCCCGATACACTGACGCCACAACGCCGCGTAATGCTTTGCGGAACTCTTCCGGTACGATCACATCAACCTGATCCGACGACCACGCCACGGCCCTGCGCTCGATGGATTGACAAGTTGTCTTGACGATCTTGTCTATTGCCGCGTCATTTTGCCAGTCAACGCCTAACTTCGTGTTCGCATCGGCTACGGAAAGGCTGACAAACGACCGTAGAACGGGTTCGCAGGTGGCCTGAATAGTGGTTAAATCCCGCTGTTCGCGGTGTAATAGCCGCCCTATCGAATCCTTAAAGATCGGTAACAGACTTGACGCCTGAAGCGCAATCGATCTTTCCTGGTCAGTTGACGCAGCCGGGTCAGTTTGTTTGTCGAGAGGTACGAGAGGAGGCGCCTCCTTCGTCGGTGTCGGTGCAGGTGGCCCGACTGGTCCCGGTTTGACCAGCATGTTTTCCGCATTCTGAAAATTCAATGGAACGATCAGGACGTCGCCAACAGGCCCAACAGGGTTTTCGCCAAGCTCGGCCAATATCATGTTGGTTGAGAAGAAGCCCCATTGTTTGCCGAGAGCGTAACCCGCCATCTGAGTTTGAAAGTCACCACGAGTCAGGTCCCGAGTATCGAACTGGAACATGAAGCGTCCTGAATTCCGGCCCACGGACGGCAGGAGCTTCCTGGAGACTTCATTCTCGATACGGGTCAGGTACGGCAGAATGGTCGACTGAATCAGCGACAAAGCGTTTTGTTCCGCCGTGTGTTGACTTTCCTTTTCCATGCTTCCCAGGTAGCTGGCCGGAACGCGAAACAAACTCGCAATGGCTTCACGGGACATCTTCATCTGCTGAATGAACTGCAAACTTTCGAGGTCCAAACTTACCGGCGTGTACTTCCATTGACCCGGCAGAAAAGCGGTCTTGAATTGGTTGTGACCGCTCTGTGATGCTTGCCACGACTCGCGAAAGTTCAGGAGCA